GCTTATCATTTCCTTTGCTTGGAGTAAAGGAAATAACCGGTATATCCATTTGTCTTAACTCATACATCAAAGGTAATCCTGATGCTTTGGCTTCTATGATAACAGACTCAGGTTGCCAGTATTTATATTGTTGGAGGGCCAAGCGCCTTAATTCAGGGAACTCGTATCTTCCTTTGACTGCATCTAATAATATTAGATTAGCAGGTGAGTCTTGTGTTGGATAAAATACACCCCAGGTCGTAATAGCAGAATAGTCTGCTGTTTCTTTTTTTAAGAATGCCGTATCGTAAGATTGTATGACGTGTTGAAGAGGCGGTATGTATTCTTTATCGTACACCATCCACCATTCACGTTTCAAGATTGCACCTTCCTCACTCGTTGGTGATTGCATCCACTGCGCGTTCCATTTGCCCACGGGCAAAGTTGCTTTAACCTTTTCGAGTTCATCCTTGTTCCAATACTCTGGCCACACAGGTCCGTGGTCCATGAGCGCCGGAAATTCGACCACGTGCCATTGATCAGATTTTGGTTCTTTTTGATTCGCTATAAGTTTGCCTGTTAAATCTTTTGTCGACCAACGCGTCATGACCAATACGATCTTGCCGCCTGGTTGAAGTCGCTGTCTTGGACCCGACGTGTACCACTCGTACGCGGACTCCATCGCAGTCTTGGATAGTGAATCTTGTTCCGAGTGAGGATCGTCAATGATTAATAAATCTGCTCCACGGCCCGTGATTGCACCGCCAACACCCGCTGCAAAATATTCTCCGCCATCGGATGTTTCCCAACGGCCCGCGGCTTTCGAATCTTCTTGGAGTTGCGTTCTAAAAATTTTCTGATACCTGTCGCTATCTATAAGGTTCTTGGACTTCCGGCCAAATCTCACAGCAAGTTCGGCATTGTGTGTTGTTTGAATAATCTTTAACTTTGGATTACGGCCCACCATCCATGATGGTAACAAGTAAGATGCAAATTCAGATTTAGTATGCCTAGGTGGCATATTCACAATAAGGCGGTTGATTTTTCCTTCCGCCAGGGCATTAAATTTTTCTGCGATATGTCTGTGGTGGGACCCCTCTACAAAGTCTGGCCACATGCATTTTACAAAAGATAGAAAGTCACTCTTAGCTTTATTCTGTATCTTTTTTTCAGCATGGAGTAGTTGTAGTTTCTTAAAGGTCTTCCGTACATCCGCAGGTAATTTTTCTATATTTACCTTATTCAAGTCCATGGTACCTAAAATGTTTT